ATTAGTTCCTACTGTTCCTGAGTTAGCAACGTCTACTGTAAGTGTAGTGTTTGTTGCACCAACAGAGATTGCTGTAATCTTTGCAGATGAACCTACGTTAGTACCAGAGATTTTATCTCCAACCTCAGCACGTCCGCCAAAGGCGCCGTTTGCTACTACGATTGTAAATGCACCTGATACACCGCTTACTGCAGGAGCAGTTGCTAGTGCTGTTTGGTCTGCGCCAGCCTTTGAGTTGAATAGACGTGCTGATTCAACATAGTAAGCACCTTCGTAGTTACCAATTTCTCCTGCCCAGATGCGGTCCTGTGATGAACCGTATTGGTTAGGAAGCAACCAGCCTTGTCCTGATGAGGACTCAGCGCGTAGGTCGTGTGATACTTCTGGGTGGATACCAGCCCAGTAGAGTGAACCCTTGCGTCCTACAGCCTTGTTGGAACGCAACTTAGCAACTGCTCTGCGGATATCCGCTGAGTCAATTGTTGATGCTGCTGCAACTGTTGCTGTTGATGTTGCTGAACCACCAAAAATTTTGTTGGTTCCACCGCGAAGAGTTGTCATCGCGACGTCATCAATAGAATCTGCAAGGTTGAATGCAATAATGTTTGCGATTGCTGGGTCTACATCAGCAAGGCTGAAGAGTTCCAACGCACGTGTTACCAGTACTGAGTTACCGTACTCGTTAAGAGTAATAGAAACTGTCTCTGGTGTTGATAGTGCTACTGCATCTGGGTCAGTTGTTTCTGATAGAGCAGTAGTGCTTTTTGCCAAGTCAACGTACTTCTGTAGAGTTACGGTTGAACCTGGGATTGATTGACGGGCAGGTGTCTTATCTGCGACAGAACGAATTAGGGGTTCTGAACGGAGAGCAAACTCCAATAGGCGGTCATACGCCTGTTGGACAAGACCTGCACCACCAGCGGTACCTCCGAGTGTGGAAGAACCTGTCGATGTATATGCGTTAGGCATTGTGTTGTCACCTCCAAGTGACTAGAAACTATGATTGATTTATTGCTGTGCTCGGAGGATAGATAAGATTTCTTCCGCTGAATTAGCAGAGGCTATTCTAGATTCCATATCCTCAGTGCGTTCAGGGCTTAATGCATTTTGAGTAATAGCATCTTGCTGCCTTAAGGCTGCACGATTAATATCTTGCTCTTGTTTTTCCTGCGTATCTACTGTTAGTCCAAACAAATCTGCGTTATCTGTAAGCCAGTTAGTAACTGACTCTTCGTTAACATCATCTAAGTCTTTCATAATCAACCGAGCCGCTTTGGCATTGACGCCCTTCTTTTCTAGGACTTGCTTGACGGTCTGCTCACGCTGCGCCTTGGTAAATGTCTCAAGTTGCTCTGTGAGTTCCTTAATACGTTTCTCATCTGAACGCTTGGCTTTCCGTAACTTTTTAAGTAAGTCACTGCCATCGCCTACATTTGTATCTGTATCTAGGTCGTCTTCGTCTTCGTCATCCCAGTAGTTGTTGCTCATAGCAACTGTCCACCCTTCTATTCGTTTGAGTCGCAGACCTCAGTTCCAATAGGGGAATTGGGCTGGCTTCTGCTACCAGTCTTATACGCTGACGGGGCTGGTCGGTTCGTCAGGATTCTTATTTAGATTAAGCCAGATGTTTGGCTAGTCATTGATACTTTATTTGTTCCAGAGGAACCACTAAAGCGTCCAATTTCTGCCTGACGTAACTGGTCTTGTGCTCGCTTAGCAGAGGCTAAGCCCTTTAGATAAACTTCTTCTGCAGTCTTCTGTGTGTACTCAGGAGCACCTGCTGTGATATCAGACAAGAACTCACCACGTGGTAACACATCTGCTACTGCTGCAGCGCCTGCTTGTGCCTGCTCCTGTGTAACACCTGCTGCTACATACTCTTCAGCGGATACAACATCTGTTGCTAGTCCCTGCTTGAGGAATGCTCCACCAATCTTTGCAGCCTGTGCCTTAACTTCTAACTTAGGAAGTGTTTCGGTTGGCTTTAAGAAGTAGGCGACAAGGTCGCCATCAGTAATCATTGGATAAAGTTGTTTAATTGCTGCCTTAGTTGCAGAGTCGCTAGATGCAAGGTCAGTTGCTACTTGTAGTCTGCGCTTAACTTCTGTAGGTGCAATAGTCCCACCAATGTATGTAGCAAAGTTAGCCTGCTTCTCATCTGATGTTTTACCAAGAAGTCCTTGCTGTCCATAGGATGTAAATATTTCGGCATAGGAGTTCTCTAGTGCTAGGTATGTACCTTCATCATATACATTTAGCCCAGCCTTCATGCGCTCTTGGTTTCCAGCAAAACGCTTTATGTATTCTGGACGAGCACGAAGTTTAAGAGTAACTTCGTCTGTTGATGCTCCATCTAAAATTAATTCTTTGACAGCATCTGCTAACCCGCCTAAGTTATACTTATCAAATTCTGCTTTAAGGGTTGCCCATGCAGAGGTACGCTTTTGCATTGTCTCTGCGCTAGGTGTTGTAGGAATAACACCAGCACCAGTTAATGCAGCGCTACCTGTTGGAACATTTGCACCACCAGATACAGAGCCAACAAACTCTCCAGTAGCACTGTATTGACCACCAGGAGTTTTGTTACCCACTGCGTCATAACCTGCCTCTGGCATACCAATACCAAACTCACCGTACTGTGCAGACACTTCACGTGTTGCTTCAGCAACAGACATTCCGTTTTTAACTTTTTCGGCAATCTGCTTTTGCTGCATAATTTTTGCCATGGCTGCTGTGTTGACAGTTCCATTAGGAAGTGTCACAGACTGTTGTTCGGTTGCTGTTAATTGACCAGATAACGCTACATCATTAAAGTAACCCTGTGAGTTAATACCGCCACGGGATGCAATGTATTCTGCAGAGTATCCAATTTTTGATGCTTCCATTTCTTTTGCAATGTTACGTTCTGTACCTGTAATTCCAACACCCTGCATGCCTGTAGCATTTTGAGGTGTAGTAACTGGAACATAACCGCCAGTAATTTTTGCATATGCTTCCTGGTTTTTATTTTTCTTTGGTGTTGTCATTATCCCTCCAACCCAAAGTCGCGTTTAATTTGAAGAATGTTTTTATATGCCAAGTCGTTAGCCTCTTCGCCAAACTCATAATCTGGATGACGAGTAAGTTTCTTTTCAAACTCCCAGTTAGTAACTAGTTCACCCTTATCATTAAGGATGTTTTGAGAAATCCATGCGTCACGCCAGTTAGCATTTGCCTTGCCTAACTTCTTAGAGAATGAATTTGCGTATGGTGTGTAAACATCTTGAAGGGTTAGACCCTGCTTCATTAAAGCCTTAACTGATTCAGGCTGACCAATCATTGCCTGCATTTCAATCTCACGCTTAATAGCCTCTTGGCTTTCGCCTCTATCAAGGCGTTGCATCCAACCAGTTACCTTGGCTGTGCCAAAGTCTGTATCAAAGTTAAAGCCCTGCTTATTTGAATACGCACGCAAGTCAGCAGCATTAGTAGCAACATCACCCTTTTCTTTGCCAGGGGTAAATGAGATACGTGTGTTAAGCCAACGGTCTACATATGCTTTGTTATTTTCATTGGCTGAGTTGTATAGTTCTTTAGCCCATGAATCTAATTGTGTAGCATCGTAGGTAATACCGCGGTCTGTCAGGCTTCTTTCAAGAGAAGCCTTAGTTGTATCTAGACCACGGGCATACTCTGTATTGCTGGTATCTTTACCAGCCTTAACTAATTCGTCATACTGACGTTGGTAGAAACCACGTGCCTGAATAGATGATGAGTTTTTTTGGAACCACTGTGTGCCAGAGAATGAGTTTCTAAAGCGGTTGTTTGTCCACTTTTCTTTTACAGCAGTTTCAATAAGTTTACGCAACTCTGGCTCAGTAGAAAAGATTAGGTCAATGTAACCATACTCTTCAATAGCCTTATTCCATACATCCTCAAAAGCCATTACTGAACTCCCATCATCTGCTTATACACATCATAAAAGCCAACCATTTGTGTGGCTTTGGCTTCATCTGTCTTAGCAATCTCTTCAATAAGGAACTGCTTTGAGTTCAAACCTGTTCGTTCACTGATTGCTCTTGAAGTACCATCTGCGCCTTCGGTCGTAGTTGTTACCTCTGGCGTCTTACGCTGAGCCTTCTCAAGAATAGGCTGCAGTTTCTTTAACTCTGCTGGATTTAACTCACGCTCAAAGAGCGCTCTTCCAACTTCCTGTGCTACTGCACGGAAATCTGTATCGCTAAATATTGTTGTGCGTGAAGTAGTTGTGCTACTACCACCACCCTTTGGGCGATTAGACATGTACTCATCAAGAGTAGGAAACTCTTGAACACCGTAGTTTTTATAGGCACTTACCTGCTCGTATGTATACTCAGCAATAATCTGATTCAAAGCCTGGTCAATTGCGCCAGATGGTACGTTCTTATTTGTAGTAAGAAGTCCAACTTCTTTAAGACGGTCTACTAATCCCTGCTTGCTACCGTATTGCTTTACAAGTTGTTTAATGTATCTGTCTCGGATTGCATCCGTTGTTCCAAACTCAACACCCTTTTCGGTTGCTGGTCTTTGAACTAACTGCGAACCTTCATAGGCTGCTGTCCCTTTAGCACCTGGCTCCACATAAAGAAATGCTTCATAGACAG